ATGCCAAAGTGTAGGCTTATACTTTTTAATTAAAAAACCGCCAACAAGTGACAGCACGATAATTGTAATTAATGTATCCATATTTTTATATTACCACATTTTGCAAGACCAATATCTTGCGGTTAATTTACTAGGCGGATTAGTGTCACATCTATGCCTAGCACGAAAAGATTTTCTTCTAGCTGGATTGCTTTTTTTGATTGTCATGTTGGGATCACCAAAGCGAATAAGTTTGATGGTATCTCCAACCTTGGCTAAAACTGCAAATTTTTTACTTTTACCAGGCGTACGTTTAGGTTTGTTATAACCGCTAAACCTTTCGCCTCTGTATGTAATAGCCATTAATTAATATCCAAAATCTTTTTGAAGATTCTCTAATGTTGGATTTTTGTATGTTTTTTGACTAACCTTATTGGGAAACATTTTATCTCCTGCTCCCCAATATATAACAATTCTATCTTCAAGTATTTCATAGGTATCACGCTTTGGGCCAAACCCTTTATATGGCTCTAGCATATGATATTGAAGAAATTTCTCTGAAGCATTTAATTCTCCAGGTGACATTTTTTGATATAAAGGTTTTGACTTTTTAGAACTTTTGATAGTTTTTTTTGCTACCTCAGCACTTTTTTTAATTGTTTTTCCCACGGGTAATGCCATAGATAAGTAGTCTAATGGAGTTTCAGGCTCTAATAAACTTTTAACACCACGACCAACTTTTTGTAATTTAGATATGACTGGATCTGTGCTTAACAAACCTCTTTCCATTTGCATGGCTTCAAGGGGTGAAATGGGAGCAGCAATAGACTCAGGCTGCTTGACCTTGAGCATATCCATTAAAGCCTGTTGTGTTTTTGGATTTAACGCCATTAGTGTAAAGTTTTCTCCTCACAGCTTAATACTTCTGAATCTTCGGTGACTTCTCCACCAGAGATAATACCAAGTATTCTTACTGCATCTTCTTGGCTTTTGGCTCTAATATCACTACCGACATAAACTAGGTCGTCAACTAAAACTTCTAGGTTATATAACTTGATTGCCATTGCCAGTAAATAGTCCTTGAGCTTGATCTTTTGCAGTTTGCCTAATGTTTTCTCGGTCACGCTCCATGATAGCATTGATTTCTGCTATGTTGACTTGCGCTCCGTATTTAGCGGTTAATTCTGCTGCTTTTAGTCTAATCTGTGCTTCTGTCTCATCACGCTGTCTGTCATCATCCATGATAATTTTCATGCGATCAGTCTCAGCATCAATGATAGCTTTTTGTGCCTGGTTCTGTGCTTTCATAGCTTCTGCTTGTGCCAACATGGTAGCCGCATCCGGTTGTTGTGGTTCCGGTGGTGCGGGTGGCATAGGTGGTACTTGAGTGTTAATAAAGCTATTAGCATCTTTAAATCCAGCAAGTTCAATCATGCGTGTGAGCGTATTAGAGTATTGCTGTAAAGATACCAATGGATTTTGTGGTCCAAGTGTTTGTAATATTTGTTCTTGTTTTTGTGCCATTTGTTGCAATATGCCGAACTTTTCTTGATCGGAAGATTTAGATATAGCTACATTGACCACCATGTCTTTGTCTGATTCCCAGTATCTAGGATCAACAGGTATAAACTGGCCCTCAAGTCTAAAGACATCTTGTGCGTTTTGATGCTTGATAATTAAGTTATTAACAACTTTGAATAGTTGCTTGAGTCCACCTTCTGCAAAATGTCTGCAAATAATTTCTATTCGGCCTTGTGCTCCTGACATGGTAGCGGATACTGCTGCACTGGTGCTTGATTGCAAGGCGTCTGCATTTAAACCGGCAGATGCTTTTGACACACCAGTCCTATTCTCTTTTGCTTCATCTAAGTATCCAAGAACAGGAAAAGCCTCTTTACCAGCGAAGGGTACTGTAAAGGGTTGAACCATCCCAGGGGCACGAACTCGAATAGGTTGTCCGATATCAGTATTGAGTACATCGTCAATATTGACTTGACCTTCAACGACAGCCATACGAGGAAAGATAGAGTGTCCTAATGAATCAAGAGTATCTCGCATAATCTGTGATTTTGCGGCCTGTATAGGCTTGAGATAATCTGCTGGACACGAACCGATTGCAGTATGTGGTTCAGGATCTGGGCAGAACATAGTAATAGGAAGATCATCCCATTGTTCTACATTCAGCACATTTACGCCTTCACCCGCAGTACAAACTCTAATTCTTTCATCGATGCCATCACCATCGAAGTCATAAAATAAATAATGTTCTACATATAAAACTTCTTTTGCTCCGGTATCACTTCGATCCGGGTATACCATGTTGTCAAATGGATTTCTTGCCTCGATTTCATCATAGGCTTCTGGGTCAACCGCACTTGAACTTTGTGTTGCATATTGCTCAATCTCATCTTGGTCATAACCCATAGCAACCAAATCAGAAACAGATTTAATCATTCTATGTGCAACATAAGATGCAGATTCTAAATCTCTAGCGTTCCTGGAAATTAAAACTTCTTCCGGTGGTATTGATTCAATACATACCTGGTCTTTGGCTTTAATTCTACGAATGGTTAGATCATACTTAGTTGGAATTTCTTGCGTTACTTCTTCACCAGTTAAAGGATCCATTTGTGTAATGGTTTCCATGGTGACAGATTCTTTAACAATCTCCACATTTGGATCAAGAACTAAAGCTTGATATGACATTGGATCTAAGTCTGTGTATTCGCTGGTAGATGCTGAAATAGAATCATCCCAAAAAACTTTTACAAAACCACTCTTTCTAACCAAAGCATCTTTAAAAGCGTCATACAAAACCTGGAAGCCAGGATTCTTTTCTTGAATGATGTAATTAACATAATTAGTTTGTTGTTCTGCAATAGCAATATCTTCCGGGCCATGCGGTACAAATTCTACAATTTTTTTAGTACCAAAAAATGTACGCATAATAGATGGCAACATAAAGAGTACGCTGTCTCTAACATCAGTCGATACAAATTCAGACTGCATACTAGATTGTGCTTGTGGTTGTTCACCTAAATAATATTCTGTAGATTCTGCTCGTTCTGCACCTACTTGATGAATGAAATCTTTTGCATCATCCATCTCTGATTTAATAACACCAGCAAGATGTTCCATGTCAGTTTCTGCACTAACCACATCTTCCATTTTGTCTTCGTAATCTTTTGCCATTTATTTTACCTAATTTAAGAACATATAATATCAGAACTTGTTTACCATATCCTCTAATTGTTCTTTTGCTATTTTAGCTCTTTTTTTATCTATTCTTTTAATAATTTTTTTAACACCAGCATCAAAAGAATCTTTATCAATGTTTGAATAAAATTTTTGTCTAATCTCCTCTAATCTTTCTGGCGATGTTTTTGCATATATATATAAATGCTCGTCTGATTCACTTACTCCTGGAGAGTATTTTCTATTGTAAATGTTTTCAACTGTTGGCTGTCTAATTGGAGACTCTTTGAATCCTCTGTGCATATATTCATGTGCTTCTGTTTCTTTCGAAATTTTAGAAGCTAACTCTGGATTATTGTTAATTAATTGATTTAAAACTGAAGTGCTTGGATAAACTAACTCATCTTTATCTTTATGATAATAGGCCTGAGCTTTCATTTTTTTTGCTAAAGCCTCTAAAGTAGATGGTTCTGTATATGAGTAAATGCTTTTAGGTTCAGTCGCTCTGCCAATTTTTTCATACACATTATTACTTACATCTTTTTTAATATATTCAGGACTTGTATACATTGCATCCGGATCATTTCTTTGTCTTAACAAGCTATATTCTTGAAGATGTGCTTCATCCAAAAGACCTTTTAATTGTTTTTCTGTAAGAGATGATGCAGAAGAATCTAAATATTCTTGAACCACAGTAGGCAAGAAAATTTTTTTATTCTCTAATAATCTTAATAATGATTTTTTGGTCTCATCCATGTAAGCAAAACTATCCCACTCGTATGATTCGAGATTTTAAAGGTTTTTTGAAATTATAACCGAAATAACTCTCGCTTCCACTAAAACTTGCGGCAGAACTTGCCATGGTCAATGCAAGGGCATCTGCTTTGTCCGGAGATTTTATGCCACGCTTTCGCATTTCATCTTTCGATTCTATTTTTACTTTTCCGCTAGAAGTATATTTGTATTGCGGTGATGCAAGTTCAGATGCTAATTCATCATCCTCTGGTAAACGACAATCTCTTTGGGCCAACCAGTCTTTAACTGCAAACCATAGTTCCGCACGAAGGTTCAAATAATTTTTTTTGGTACTCGGTGACTCGGCAACATTTACGCCACGCACGGGAAGGTTTTGCTCACGCAAACGATCAACCACTCCGGAACCTAAACCAATCACATCAATTAATATTTCTTGCGGTTGCTCCATGACAGTAGCATCGTCAAATCTATTTTTTACCGCTCCGCACAATTGCATTAAATCCATGGACGGAAAAGTAATGATTTCAAAAACAGTATTTCCCTGGCGTACGCACAAGGCAGAATTATCGCCACCAAACCTTGCAACATCTAATCCCCATAAAATAGGTTCAGATGCGGTGAGAGCCACGTCTCTGCCCATGGCTGTACGGACAAGTTCCATGGGTATGACAGTATCATCGTCTGCGGACGGAAATTCGCCCATAACTTCGACCCTGGCAACAGTAGAATCTTCACCATATTGTTCGATCATGCGTTGGAAAAGTTCTTTGTCCGTGCCCTCGACTGTGCGGGAGTCTATTTGTTCGGTTTTCCAGAACTTGCGTTTGGAGTGAAAGGAATCGTAGAAAGGTCCTGAGTTCCTGCGTGGGTTAGAGAAGGTAAACCAAAAGCGATTTTTCGTGGGTTCGGAAAAGAATCCTTCGGATACGGAATATATGGGTGCTGGTATACCGGAAGCCTCGTCCATAATTAAACAAACTCCGTATGATGAGTGAATACCAGCGAACGCATCCGGGTTTTCTTCGCTCCATAGCTGTGCTTGTGCGTAATAGTAACCAGTATCGATTTTTAGGTCCTCAACGAGGGCATTTTCAAACCATTGTGCTGGTTTTATTGCGGTAGCAGTCTTGTTAAACCAATGAGAATTTATGGATAAAGTTAGCCATTTGCCTAATTCCGCCCAGGTTCTAGTTCTAAGCTGTTGTTCTGTATTTGCTGTAACAATAATAGTTGCTCCTAACCTGGTAGAAAGCATCCATAAAATAATCCAAGAGACTAATGCAGACTTTCCAATACCCCGGCCTGAACCAACTGCCAATCTAAACATCTCTGGTAAATCAATGGCTTCGTTTTTTCTAATATGGTTTGCAATATCTCGCAAAATTTTTTCCTGCCACTTACGAGGACCAGTAAAATGTTCGAGGGGGGTATCCTTTTCACCCCAGGGGAAGACAAATTTAACAAAGTTTAATGGATCATCTTTGATGTTAAGTGACCAAACTGCGGTCATTAATTCTCTTTCTTGGTTAATTGGATATTTCATATTTCAAAAAAATTAAAAAATTTTAGTTCAACAGTTATACGTATATACGCCCCCCGCCACGCACGAAAGGGGGGGGTCAAATCGTTAATCCTCTATTTATTACACACACGCACACACGCACGAACGGACGGGGCCTATATTCTCTCGGCTTCATTGGGGAGAAAAGGGGATCCACTAAGAGGAAACCCCGTCCGATTGTTCGTTATGGTCGTCCTGGCCTTCCTGGTCGCTCGTGCGTTCGCTCGTGCGTTCCCGTGCGTCCTGGAGGTTGAGTTGCTCGGCCGGTTCGTCCGGGCGTACGTCCAGGATCCTGGAGTTGGCGTTCGATAAGATCCCGGCCAGGTCCAGGTTATGATTCATTTCTTGTCTATCGGCCCATTGATCCGGTGCCCGGTTCTTTAAGTAGAAGATTTGTGCTGTAACATTGCCATCCCGTGCGGAAGTCATAAGAGCGTTGGATATTTTTTCTACCCCTAATGCTTCCCCTTTTTTTATAGCTTCCTCAATTTCCGCATTTTCTTTTCTGCGTCTATCAATGGTTGACCAGGAGACGCCAAGACATCTTGCAATTTGGCCCGAGGTCAAACCCTGGGATCCGAGAGCAATTATTTTATTAAGAGTGTCCGGATCATTCAGCTTGATTTTTTTCCTTCCTGGTTTATTTGGCATGGTTTATTTTAATGCAGTATTGCGGAAGTTAATCATCTTTTTTATAAATAAGTTGACATTCTTATATCACCTATGAGAGAATCAAGAAACCTAGGGAATACCTGGGCATTTTTAGGAGAATAGAAAGAATGAATAACTTAACCAACACAAATAACAGTCCTGGATTCAAGGGCGACAAGTTGGACCTTATAGCCGACATATTTGAAAAAAGAAGCGGTTTAATTTTTGATGATTGTTTAATACATGAAGGATTTAGAAACATTGTCATTGACTCATCAGATGAACCAGCAGAAAAGATAGCTATTAAATTAGATGTCTATATGTATGGCCTTAGACTTGAGGTGGCCAAATGAAATTATCTACAAGAGAAATTAAAACATTAATGGCCCTAATGACGCTTGATACAGAAACAGACCAGGCGGAAAAGAATTGGGGCGATACAACCTGCGGGATCCACGGATTGACCAAAGCACAATCCAATATTTTATATGCAAAGATCTATAAAAAACTTTTAGAAACCAATAACCAATCAGCTACGGGGGTGGCCAAATGATAAACGCAAAACAAGATCTAAAATGTGCTGACCTGGTGGAAGGCAAATACCTCGAAACCGAGGCCGATTATAAAAAGGCCCGGGAGTTCTTCGAGGAATACCAGGACGCAACCGAAGGCCAACGAATTGCCCTGGAAGTTTTAGATAAAAAGCGGGGAGATTATTTCCACGAGTACGACGATCTATTTGATTATGTAAACCAAACCGCCTTATCCTGGGATTATGTAGATAGCGAGGGCAGAGAGGCCGGATATTATCGATTGCAGTTATCCTGGGGCGGACCATCTGACGAGTTCCGCATTTATTTCGACCAGGACAAAGAAATAGACATAATCGAATATTGGTATATGGACTGGTTTGATGGTGCCCATGTCCTGGTTCCTAAAGACTCCGAGTCCTGGAACATATGCGATCAGTTCCTAGAATGTGAGAGGTGGTCCTAATGTACGAAGTAATAATTGAATATGATAACCAGGGGCCGCGTGTTGTGATGCGGTCCCAAGATCTGAGCAAGTGCCTGGATAAACAAAAAAGATTAATCCAGGACGGACATTTAGATTGTTTTATAGCGAGGGTGAAGAAATGAATTTTGAACAAGCCAAATATAAATATAACTGTTATGCCCGGGATGTCCTGGGATTAGTTGGCGAGTTAGAGCAACCGGATCCGGGAACTTCTAACCCATTGACCCAAGTTATAAATTTAAAAGAATGTCCTCTTTATGTGCTGAGAAATCAGAACGGGAGAACCATTGCAACGATTGATATTAAAAGAGGCAAAATATTATGTTGAACAGAAAAACAAAACCTATCGAAGAAACAACCCGTATTAATTACCGAGGCGTACCCGTTGATATAACTATCACCTGGAATTACTTTGACAGCACCGACCATATAGAAGTGCAAACCCTGGACGATCACCCAATACCACTAACCCCCACCGGGTACAGGTCGCACTTTTGCCACTTCCCGGATAACTTCAACATGGACCAGGCCATTGAATGGTTTTACCAGGAGAACGGGAAAAAGGATTCCAACGGATTCCAGGACGACTTCTTTTCTAGCGTCTCACATGAGCCACACGCAACGCAAAGCATCAAACAGGATGAAACTATCAAGAATATAAAAACTTTTAACTCTGAGCCTCTGATTAAACCAGGGGCGAAGGCAAACCAACCATCATTATTTTAATAAGGAGTAAAACATAATGAACATAAAAGAAAAAATGATAACCATTAAAATTTCAGAACGAAATCTAAAATGGATTAAAGAAAATTACCCGGAATCTAAACAGGGAGTAATTTGTTTATTTGAATACGGAGGAATTGATATAAAAAATGTTCATGCAATATCAGACATTTTGTATCACATAAACGAGGCATTAAAAATCGAGGGCCAATCATAATGAACGATACATTAAACGAAGTCATCCAGGAACTAGCGGACCTAAGTTATACCGCCCTGGATCTAAAGGAAGATATAACCACCGGTGAACCATCTATCCAAACCGCCCTGGAAAAGATAAACAGGATCCACCGAGTCTTGATCTTTAACCAGGATAAATTAATTGAATTAACCAAGGGGGAACTATGAGCATACCAATAGCAGATATAAAAAATTGTGATGAATGTAATTTCGAAACAAACGATTTGTATTTAACCAAGCATGGAGAAATTCTTTGTGCTGATTGTGAAGCAGATTTTATTGTTAAACAGTGGGAGAGAGAAAATGACGCAATATAAAGACATGATAGACCAGGCCCGGCAATTGCTGAGAACGGAACGGGAAAACATCCCAAGCATGAGTAAAGACTTCAGCAAGGACTATTGGATTTTAACTTATCCGTGCGGGAAGATTGTTAAAACTTACCAGGATAAACGCAAAAGGGATATCGTTATCCAGGAATCATACAATGATTAATCTAATACAACGCATTAAACAATTTATGGGTAAGTGTCCGAGTTGCAAAGGCTTTGGCACTATGCCGGACGGAACAACTTGCCGGGATTGTTGGGGGTCCGGGCGTGATTGAGATAATAGGCTACATCTTTGGTATTGGTTTTCTGATATGGCTTATCGCCTTTATCATTCTTTATGCGGTAGCCAAGCATTACGAGAACAGATAATCAATACCCGGGGCGAATGTTTAGGGTTTTTCTCCAATCCCCTTGTACGCATCTCGCCCCACCTTTAATATTTAACCATGCAACGCACGAACGATAAATCCCCACGCACGAACGAAGATCTCCACCACCCCGTCTGCACGAACGGATATGACGAATACCCAATCGATCCGGCCATCCTACAACAAGCAGAAAACTATACTTTCAGCGATCCCCAACCTGGTCCAATTCTTCGATCATCACCACGCCCAGGCCGACCAACAACAAATGTTTCCGCACGCCCGGTTTCGCTTGTCTAACGATCCTATACTCACCCTCGACCGCAATCCATAAGATCCCCGCCTCGACCAACTCATCCACGCAACGCCCGACTGTACGTCTATTCAACCCGGTCATTTTCCCATAATAAACATAGGCATCATGCGAACTGAACGTATCGATCCTATGCCTTTCGCAGATGGCCCAAAGAACTAACTTCGTGGCCGGGCGTAAGGATGTATCTCCCGCACGGGAACGAAACCATTTCCACACGCACGCTTTCAGTTTCGAATAACTCTTATACTTACTCAGCACGGACGCACGAACGCATCCGGATTCGTTCTCTTTCTGCGGTATGGAATTTTCAATCCACCAGAATTGATCGTTCATACATACACTCGCTGAATATAGGGAGGCCCTTCCAGGGGCCTTCCTATTTGTCTTGTTTGGGATATATGGTACATCTAGTACCTATGAAGGGTACTACTAGTGCCATAGTATGGTACTACTAGTGCCATTAAACGAGAAGATTGTGCAACCAGGCATGGAGAAATTACCCCACTTAGGGGGGTAGAGCCGGGGTAATTCTCATCATTAATTAAGGAGAGTAGATTCCCGATTGCACAATCAAAGTTTAACATTATTACTTGTGATTACCGAAGGCTAATTGATGAATAATATTCTCAATCGATTTAAGGTTTCGCTTATCTTCCATGGTTTGCTTGGCCTTTTTAATGATAGGTTTACCATGTTCAGCTAACGCATTAATAATTAACTGCACTTCTTTATCACTTGCTTGAATTTTTATTAGCATCTTTATTTTCCTTTTTCTTTCTTTTGTTAAATATTCTATCGAAGTTGTCTCGATATTCTTTTGTATAAATTAGATCCCTTGGTTTATCTCCTTTACCCGCCATGCTTCACCTCTTTTTTATTATTTTTTGGTGGATAAGCATTTGCCACCGCACCACATTCATTACATTTAAAAGTAATCTTGAGATTAAAACAGTCATTGTAATAACTAATATCTGTTTCTTTCACCACTTCCATGTTGGCATTACAGTTAAAACATTTCATTTTTTAACTCCTGGTAATTGTTCAACATCAAACCATCCGCATGGGTAATTAATCATATATTCCTCCTTTACTCATATTAAAAATCAAAGTTAATGTTTTTCTTTTCATAAACTTCCAGGACTGCCTCACGCCTTATCAATGTCATGG